CCGATGTGTTCTTCTCGATCTTGGCTGCACTGGTCTTGTCCACCGTGTTCGCCAAAGCGTTCTGCGACGCTAGGTACGCCTCGGCCTTCTCGACAAGCGCCTTCGTCTCAGTCTCCCAGAAATCACGTGTGGCTTTGGTGTTGTCGTAGGTATCGGTCTTCTGGAGGAACCGGTCCATCGGGTTCTTGTAATTTGCCTCCAGATCATCCTTCATCGCCTGCGCGATCTCCTTGTCGGAGGTCATCAGGTTGAACAGTGACATGGCCTGCTGCGCAAAGTGCATGCCTTCGTTAGTGTCGATGAAGTTCTGGTAAGACGTGAGAACGCGATTACCCTCCGGGTTGTTACGCTCGTTGAGCGCCCGGTAAAGCTTGTTTGCCTCTGCAACCTTGGCCTTGGAGCGAGCCTCGTTGGCCGGGTTTTTGGTGTCGCGCAACCATGTATGGTCAGACCACGGCTTGCGCGGGTCGATCATGTCAAATGTGTAGCGCATGAGGCTGTTCATCTGCTCAGCAGCCTTGGGGTTCGAGCTGAGCAAGGACTCGAAATCGTTGTAGCTCTTGGCGACCGCGTGAGCCATGCGCTGCTCGGCCACGCCACGCATCACGTGCGCATCCCAGAACTTGCGCAGCGGGTTGCCAACCTTCGTCTCGAACATTCTGCCGAATGAGCTGACGATGTGGCTGATCGTGCTAGTGTAGAGATGGAACTCGTTGAGCTTGAGCCGCGTCTCAGACTGAGAGGCGTTACTCACCCAGTTCCAGACGTTGTCGGCGGTCTTGGACGCGTTCTGCAGGCTCTCGTTCATGCCTTGCGGGGTCAACCGCAGGAACTCCACGCCCTCGCCCTTCATTGACGCGCCGGACTCGACAGCCTGACGCATACGGGTCAGCATCTCGGCCAGATCGTTGGCATCAAACGTATCAAGGCGATCAGCCAGCGTATCGAGCTTGAGGTCGCGCAGCGTGTTGATCAGGAACGACTTGAACCTGCTGACCCATGCGCGGAGCATAAGTCCAAGCTTGCCCTTGCTGCCCTGCACCTGCGCCAGCAGCTCATCTACGAGGCGCACCTGCTCAGCAGGTGTGAGGTCGCGGGTCGGCACACCGGTCTTGGGGTCGACGCCGGGGATGTACTCGGCCAGCGCCTTCTCGACACCGAACTTGCGCGCCATCGCTGTCAGGCCGGGCATGCCGCCCATCATGCGCCACACGGTCTGCATGATCGGACCACGCTTGTCACCGAGCAGGGCTCGCGCACCGCCGTGACCAAACACCTCGTGGTCGATGACCTCCTGCAGCTCAGCCTCTGAGCCGATCTGGTCTTGCACGACATAGACGCTGCCGTCGTAAAGAACACCGCGAATATCGGTCGGATGCATACCCTGCATGGCTGCCGCCTGAATCACCACATCAGGAAGCTCGCTTGCGTTGTTGACCACGTAGATCGACGACCGGGCGACGGGCGGCAGACTGGCTGCCGCGCGCTTCAGCGCCTGCTCGAACGCCTCGTCTGTCATCGGCGGAGTGCGCTGGCCAGCGTTCTTCTGGCTGAACACAATGTCACCTGTCAGCGCAGCATACTCGGCCAAGACGCGGGCAGCAGTTGTGTCGGCTCCCGGCTGGAAGCCATCCAGTGCGGCCAGAGCTTCAGAGGCGGCCTGCCGCATCGGGCGGCCCACCTCGTCGGTGTTGGCAACCCGCTCCAACTTGGCGCGGACCAAATCACTGACCGCCTGACCACGCATGGTGCCCGGCTGAATGTCGGTTGCGGGGCGCGGGGGCACCGGAGCCGCCGAGGCAAAGCTGGTGCCCGCCATCTGCGAGTATGTCGGCGGCAGGATGATGCCTGCGGGCGACCGCTTACGAGAGCCCTTGCCTGCAGCCTTGGCTGCAGCGCGAGCCTCGGCCCTAGCCTTGGCCACGCTTTCTGCCGTGACGATCTTGGTCGGCAGCTCGGGGTTGGTGGCAACGCCTGCGGGCGAGAAGCGAGAACCCTGCGCAAGGGGGCTGGAAGGAGCCACAGGGGCAGTCGATATGGGCTGCAGTGTAGGTGCCACAGGACTGCGGAACCGCTCTGCCAGCGACTGGTACTGCATGCCAGAGGCATCTCGCACAGGCGCGGGGGGCTCAACCACATCGACCGGCAGCGGTGCACCAGAGCTGCGAACATCGAACATCTGCCGCATGGTCGGCGGAATTGGTACCACGGGGGCTGTCGCCAGCGTGGCGACGGTTTCTTCCGGCGTCGAAAGGCGCTGGCTCTCGCTCAGAGGGGCGACAGGCGGGTTCTGGCTGGCGCGCTCAGCAAGACGGGTCTGAATGGCGCTCACCTGTGCAAGCGTATCCTTCAGCTTGGCAACTTTGCGCTGGGCGGCCTGCGCCTCACCCTGACCGACGTTCATGGTCTTGGCGCGCTGCCAGCGGTCTTCCGCGACGGCTTGCGCTTCTGCAAGCTCTGTCTGCACGCTCTCGACACTGCGAAGCCGACCCTCGGTATCCATCACCCCGAGCTGCACCGCAGCTTTCTTGAGGTAGATAGGGAGTGTGCCGGTACTGTTCTCGCTGCCGTCGCGCGTATTGATGGCCTCAACGATATTAGCGGCCACGTCGAGTTCGTCGCGCACTGGACGCGCCAGCAGCTCTGCCGCACCTTGTGCCTTGGACGAGCCCAGCAGCGACTGACCGTACTGCGCGGCCTTGGCCTGCGCTGCGCGGCGCTGCGCGGCAACTACCATGTCTTCGGGCGCAGGCGTACCGCGCTGCTCAGGGAACATCTCGACCTGCTGCGACTGCTGCAAATCGTTCAACATTGGCTGTGTGCTGGGATCAGCGGCGGCATTCGGTGTAACTACCGGCTGCTCAGCAGCGCGACGCCCCAGCTCTTGACGGAGCAGCTGAGCAAGCACCATGTCCTGCCTACTCGCGGCAGGCGGAGCCATACCGGGAATCTCGGTCTGCATTTCGCGCGTCAGGAGCCCGCGCTGCTCTACCTCTGCAAGGCGCTGCTCCAGTTCTGCCGTCTCGGGACCTGCAAACGGACGCAGCTCACGCGTGCGGGCGTCGAAAACCTCCTGCCCCACACCCATGTTGGCCTGCTGCTCGTCAACCTCCAGCGGGAGAGACGCGCCGCTGACAGGCGCGAGCACGCGATCAACCGTTTCAGCAATTGTCGGGTTGTCGATGGTAGCCGGATCAGATGTCTTGAGCTGGCGCATGCCGCCGATGCCACCCGAGACACCGCCGAACACACCACCGAGAACACCGCCTGTAACCGCACCAGAGACCACGTTGGCCAGTCGCTCACGAACAGACAGGTCAGGCCGGAATGCCTGCTCCATGGCCGTCTGCGCGCCTTCCGTAAGGGTTTCCTGCGCCGCGTTGGTGACCGCGCCTGCCGCCACACTCTTGAAGAAGCCCTTCTCTGCGGTGCGCGCGAGCGCCTTACCGAGAGTAGCAGGCTCAAAGCCTTCAGCGAGCGAATACGGGACACCGCCTGCAAGAGACAACAGCGCCTTACCGGGGCCTGCGTTGCCGCTCTCAATCGCCTCGTTGTACAGACTACCTACAGCTTGCGGGTAGTTGATCGGGGCCTGCGCCAGCACACCAGCTGCAAGGCCAGCGCCTCGCGCATTCGCAGCTGCAGTCTCAGCTGCAGTCATACCGGCACGCAGACCACCGCCACCAATCCAGCGGGGGGCGGCAGCACCTGCCTGAGCCGCAGCAGCAGGCATATACCTCGCGGCAAGCGGGCCACCAAAGCGGTAAGCCAGCGCGGTCAGCGCCAGATTGGGTACCTGCTTTGCAAGCTGATAGCCCAACCATGCAGGGGCTTTAGTCAGATCGTCAGATGGAAATGACTCCAGATCAGCGCGCCCACCGCGCGCCATCTCCGCAAAATTACGTTCGGCAATACCTGCACCGATGTCCGAAACAGTCTGTGAGCCGATAAAGTCGCCCACAGCTCGAATACCGACACCGGTGTTCGCCTGAAACTGATCGACAGCCGCGCTCAAACCGGGGCCAAGGATACCGCTCTTGTTCGTCGCGGGTTGGCGCAACGGGGCACGAGCCATCAGGTCAGCAAGGGCGGGGTATTGGTCAGTCGAAGCCACAAATCGTCTCCCTATCTAGGGGTGCACTACTCGTTCACAGGGAGGGGGATCGGGTCGGCCCCAAGAATATCAGAAAGCGTACGTTGCATACGGCTATAAACCTCAGCCTCAGCTTCAGGGTTACCGCGTGCCTGCGCGGCCTGACCCTCGAACGAATCCATCACGTACGACATGGCGATGTCGCGGTACGATGGGGCGCGAGACTTCATGCCGTTGAGGGTCTGCAGCGTACCGAGGCGCACACCGCCGTCTTGCCGCACCATCTCTTTGATAGTCCCACGATCCACACCAGCAATTGCTGCCATGTTGTCGTACCAGTCAGGCTCTTTGCGCTGCGGTGCAGCAGGTGCTGCGGCTTCAGCTGTCTGCTCAGCTGCCGGGGGCGGTGCCGATTGCCCGCCGAACAACCCGTAGCCAAGACCACCGAGGCCGGACGCACCGAGCAGCGAGAGCGCGGTCTTACCCAGCCCTTTGGCGACTGCGGACTTACCGGCATTGCTGGCCAATCCAAGAGCAGCCGTGACTGCGGGCTTGGCATACTTCATGGTCTTGGCGGCTACGCCTCCGGGGAGAGCCAGACCACCAGCGAAGCCGAGTGTCGAAGCACGGGGGTTCGCGGCATCGCCCAGAGCCATGCCCTGCCGAAGACGCTCAGCGTCACCCTCCTTGCCACCAAGATACTCGACTACCTCGGGGAGATAGCCAAGCAGCGCGCCATTACCGGCCTGAAAGATGGCAGTTTCCCAAGGTCCGGGCGTTGTGAGTTTGGGGTCAGCCATGTTTATCGCTCCCAGCTGAAGCCATTGCGACCGAAGCCCCACTGCGTCGGGGCAAACAGCTTCCGCATGGCGGTGTTACGTGCATTGCGCACATGATCCTCGAACGAAGCACGAAACTCGTTGGCCCGCGCCACGTTGCCCGCATCGTGATCGACAATGCGCAGCGCCAAATACGCGGCCCAATCAAGCATCTCGATGTGATGATCTTCGGGGATTTCCGGCACCGCAGACGCGCCCTTCAGTACCTCAAGCGGCAAGCGCGCAACGCGCAGCTTGATCTTTTGCCCTGCGTAGGTAGCGGTGGGCGGCGGGTAAATTCGCAGCGACATGGCACCGACCGAGCCGTTGTCATCTGCAGCCAGCGTCTCGTCGGTGCTGTAGGCCAACGGCTTACCGGGCGGGATTGTCGAAAGCTGGGACGGGTCAAAGTAGTAAGCATCCGGCTGGTGATAGGTGTCGAAGGCCGCATGCCCGCCGCGCACCAAATCAGCCGGGTCACCGTCGAGCCGAGCCGAGATGACCGCCAGCACTGAAGCATGGAGTGTGTATTGGTTCTGGCCGGTCACCAGCGTGACCTCGCAGCAGTCTGCGGTCCGGCTGTCACGGATCACAAGGCCCTTACGGGCGAAGCGACGCTGAGCCTCGTTAATGTAGCGAGTCAGCGTCGCGTCAGTCCATAAATAGTCCGATGACCCGCCTGTGCGGTCGGAGCGGTCGTTCAGGATATTAACCCGAAGCTCGTCCAGCAACTCGCCAAGTTTCATCGGACCATCTCATATTAAGAGTTCACCAGACGATATGGATAGCGCATCCGCTCGCGATAACCAACGATTTGTTTCGTAGCAGGGTCCATCTGGGGTGCGGACATAACCGCATGGTCGAGGATTTCCTTGACGCCCATCGGGACATCCACTTCCTCGCCGGGGCGGATCAGAAAGCCCTTGCCGTTCAGGCCGAGAAACAGGCCGGTCGGCGGAATCTCATCGTTCTCCTCAAGGATGATGCGGACGCGGTCTGTGTCCTTCACCGTCTTGGGGGTACGGACCTTGGCCGAGGCCGCCTTCGTCGGGGCAAGGTTCGGCTCGACATCATCAAATTCGCTCATTTCAGTCCTCTTCTTTTGTTGCGGCGGCTTCATCGAAGCTGCTCTCGTACTCATCCATCGGCATGGCCTTCTCAAGGTTGGCCGAGATGAATTTCACAACCTCCTCCTTCTTCTTGAAGGCGTAGGCGACCTTGGGGTCTTTGTAGGGGGTATAGCTGTTGCCCTTGCTGGGCTTCTGGTTCTGCTTGACGATCTCGGGGTCGGTCATCTCGACCTCCCAGCCATTGTTCAGTCGTTCAATCTTGATGACACACTCGCCCATCGCGAACCTCCAGATAAAGGTTGGGGGAGCCGAAGCTCCCCCGGTAGATCAGGCCATTGCAACCCACGAGATCGCCTTGGCGTTGCCGACCGCTGTGGCCGACAATGTGAAGGTGCCATCGGTGTTGATGACGATGGCGGAGCCAGTGTCGATGGTCGTGGTGCCAGCCGTCACGGTCTTCACCGAGTTGGCGGCAGCCATACCTTCGATCTTCTCCCACACGATCACGTCGGTGGTGTTGACGACCTTTACCCAACGCGGCTTGAAGCCAACGTTGACGATGGTCGCGGTGTTGTCAGATGTGAAGGACCCGGACGCGAAATTATCGACGCCCATCGCCTGAGAAGTTGCAGCTACTGTAGCCATTGTGTTTCAGCTCCTAGAGGATTGAGTTGATGAAAGGGGGTGCAGCTTATGCACCCCCTTCAGTCATCAGGCGGTGGCGGCCACTTCAAGGCGAGCCATGAAGGCTTCCTGCAGGATCACCGTGGCGGTCCAGAGCTTCCAGCCGACCGTGCCGCGCTGGGCGAGCGGGTCGCCGGGAGCGGGCTTGGGGTTGACGACCATGGGGGTCATGGACGACTTGCCCTTCAGCGGGACGATACCGAAGGCATCGCGACCGAACACGAGGACCGGGTACACGTCGGCGCTGGTGCCCGATGTCGAGCGCATGGCACCCTTGGCACCACCGGCATCCGCCCACGGGGCGATGACCGTCGATGTCAGGTAGCGAACCTGCTCGACCGAGCCGATTTCGCCCTCGAACGGCGTGGTGTGCGGACCGTAGTCAGCCACCGGCTTGAAGCCGCTCATGGTACGAATGTCGGTTTCGAGGTCCGGGTGGCACACAGCCATGTAGGACGCTTCCACCGACTTGGTGTTGAAGTCGGCGTTGGAGGCCACGACCTGCGTGATCTTCTTCGCGTTCTGGCGGTTGAGGGCCGTGGTCACACGGCGCTGGTCGGCCAGTGCGATGGCGGTCACAACCGAGGAACGACCGGCCACGGCGTTACCGTAGAACACGTTGGTGCCAGCCTTCAGGACGTTGAAGCGCAGCGTCTCGACGGTCATGGCAGCCGATTCACCGAGGATGTCGGTGGTCTGCTGCAGGATCGAGTCGGTGTGCGTGTCCATGATCACGTCGGTGATGGTCACGTAGTCGCCGTACTGGCCGAGCGTCACGGTGTAGTCCACGTTGGCCAGCTTGCTGCCCGAGGGGGTCACACCTTCAACCAGCGGCGTGGTGGCCACCGGGATGTAGAAGTTGCCCGAGCCCGAGCCAGCCGAGCCGGTCGTGCCGCTGAGGAAGTAGCGACGGAACTTGGCGGTCTGGGTCGAGTTGGTCGGCAGGGGGTAGACCTGACCGAACTTTTCGAGGTGGAGGTAGGGCATCGCACGCTTAAGCATGCGCACCACGGAATAGGCAGCGACTGCCGGGGAGATGTCGCCGTAGCTTGTAACCTGTGCCATTGTTTAGCTCCTAGCTGAGTTCACATTTTGCTGGCGAAGGATGCAAAGGCAGACTCGAAATCATCCGGGTCAGACGCTTGCACAACCGCCGAACGCTTGGAACTGACTGGGGCCAATGCAGCAGCCGCTTGTTTGGTCGCTGAAGGCAGCTCAGTATCCGCTCTGCGAGCCGCAGGGGCCGAGGCCGGGGTGGCCGAAGCACCTGTTTCCCGCTTGTACCGACCCACGAGGTCTGCAACCTCATCGACCGTTCCGTTTTCTATTACATGTTTATAGGCAACCTGTAAATACGTCGGCTGCTGTTCAACCCACGAAATCACATTGTCGCGGACCGTGTCGTAATCTTCCACTGTGGACTTGAGGTCCGACAGGTGTGTGCGCTGCGACAAAACCTGCACGGTTTCAGCAAGCGGGCGCAGCTCTTTGGCAAACTCGGTCAGCACATAACCCACCAGCTCGCGGTACTCGGCGCGACGGCGCAGGGACTCCGCGCGCGACACGTCCGGCCACTCTTTCTCGTAGGACGCAAGGAATTCCTGCTCGTCAGCCGAGTAAATCTGCGGCTGCTGCTGCGCAGGCTGCGGCGCAGGCTGTTCCGGCTGCTTTTCCTCCACCAGACGCGCCAAACGGCGCAAAACCTCGTCTTCGTTGGGCTTGGCGGCTGCCGGGGCGGGCTCTGGTGCCGGTTCCGAGGGCTTTTCCGCCTCAGACTCCGTTTCCTCAGCAGTTTCAGCAGGTTGAGGCTCGTCGACACTAGGTTTTTCGTCCTGTGCGGGCTGCGGCTCAGTCAAATCCGGCTGCTTGCCCTCCTCCAGCTCCGCAAGTCGTGCAAAAGCGTCCTCGAAATTGATCTCAGCCGGGGTTTCCTCGACCTTCTGTGCCACGTCAGCCATAAACTACTCCTTAGCTTTCTGCAGGTTGATGCTGGGGCGTGTAATAAGACGTATTAGCTTATCGTACGCCTGTGCCTCACCTTGCAACCGATTAAACGCATTTGAGTCACATGTTAACAGGTTATTTTTGACCCCTTCAAGGAGGCCATCAAGGAGTTCGAGCGCAGTATGCACCTCGTGAGTGCCCCGACGCTCGTGCAGGGTCCTAGCCAGCATCTCCATTTTCGCCTTCTTCTGATCCATCATCTTCCGTCAGCCCTTTTTCCATGATGTCGAGCGCGGACTTGGCGGTCACCGCGTCGGCGTTTGCGCTGTTTTTCTGGCCTTGTGCGATGTTCTTGAACGCGTCGGACAGCAGCTTGCGGACGTTGGCCTCGGACAGCTCCCTCTGCTGCTCCTCCATCTCCTTCTGCCTCTGCGACTGCGCCGCCTGACGACGCATCACGTCGTCCATGGGGAGCAACAAGTTGGTGAGGTCGCGGACTGCAAACCTCGCCTCAACCAACTTGCGCTCGTCCACATGCATGCGCTCCTCGGGGGTCAGGGTCGATGCAAGTGTGTCGATCTGAATGCCGCGAATTTCCTTCGCGATCAGACTCGTTGCACCGCGTGCCACGACGTTATAGTCGCCGGTCGGCGCGAGGTCCGGGTTGAATTTGCGGTTGAACTCGACGAGCGAGTAAATCACCGACTGCGTGAAGGAGTCAAAGTTGCGCACAATGTCCTTGAAGGGCAGTGCCGCGTCGCCGCGCAGCATGGATGCACCGGCTGCCGTGCGCAAAGGCTCCGAGGGTCCACGCGACATGTCGCCGCCCGTCGCCGGACCCACGAATGTCTCCATGTCCGCGAACTTCATGAACAGGTCGATGCTTTTCAGCAGCTCGTCCATGTGGCTGTCAATCTGCACGTTGCGGATCGCAGGCATGGATGCTTCCTGCCCGGTACCTTCGCGGTACCAAATCTTGTAGCTGTGCACCGAGGTGATGTCCTGATCGGCGCGCATGAGGTCGGTGTTGACCTCCAAGTTGGGGCCGCACACCGAACTGGCGTTGTCGAGCAGCATGCGCGTCGAGGCCGCGATGGACATCTGGCTGTCGCGCACCACGTAGGGCAGGCCGTTGCCGACCGGCGACGTGTCGTCTTCGTCGAACAGGAACGGATGGATCGTCTTGACGTTGACGCCCATCTTGCGCCACGGGTTCATGTCGGCCTTGATCACATAGCGGTCAATCATCCAGACCTCGGCCTCAATGTCGTCGGCCATCTTGTTCTCGGGCACGCTGACACCGGCAGCCACCAGTGTCGTCGCGGACACCGGGCCGTACCACACGATCACCTCGTACTTGTTCGTCTCGGGCTTCTGCTCGTTGACGTTCGTCTTGACGCCCATGGAGCGCAGCTCGGACTCAAAGTTCTGAGCCTTGTAATTACCCTGCTGCGTGTTGCGCAGATAGCCCTTAATCACATCACCGAAAAAGTCCGGGCGGTTGGCCAGTGCTCGCAGCTGCGAGCGGGACATCACGACGCGCGTGAAATAACCATCCATGTTCTGCAGTGTCTTGGCCGACATGTCGGGGTAGAAATCCCACACCGGCAGGAACTCGAACATCGGCTTGTAGCGCACCTTCTGCGTCGGCGTGGGCTGGCCGGTCTGCTGGTCCATCTCCCAGCTCGTCGTGGTGTACTCACGCGCGAACGGACCGCGCAGCAGGCCAAGGCCGAACATGATGCCCGAGCTGCACACCTTGCGATTCAGCGAGATGTAGTCCTGCGTCTGGTCGCCGCCGATCTCCTGCAGCTGGTCGTCGATCACCACCGACAGCTTCTCTGCACGGTCACTGGCTAGACGGGTCGTCGCCAGCTCCACCAGCTCAGGCGTGATCTGGACCTGCACACCCTCCTGCTGCTGCTTCTGTTGCTCGCGCTGGATCGCCTCCATCACGTCAGCAGGGTTCATGTCCGGTGACGGCGAGGCCCGGAGTTCCCAGTTGCGCTCGTTGCCGGGGAACATCAGGTTCATAATCCGGCTGAGCACCGAGATGCACTTGACGCGCGTCACGCGCGGATAGGCGCGCGAGCGGTTGGGTGCCAGCTCCTTCTCGATGTCCGGGTCGTAGATGCCCATGTACTGGCGCAGGTTGCGCAGCCAGCGCAGCTCCGCGACGCGGCGGTCCGACACGTACTGGTCGAACAGGCGATGCAGCGACTCGCCGAGCCTGCCCAGCTCCTCGGACTTGAGCTTGCGCACAGGCGCGTTGCCGTCCGTCGAAGGGACCGGCACGGAAGGAGCCATCATCTCGTCGTCTTGTGCCATAAGTCAGCTCCTACCTGATGTGGTACGCCGCGCCGTAGCTGCGCTGCTGTGTGAACGATTTCGTATTAACACCTGTGTACTTCATATCACGCAGCGCCTGCCGTTGGAAGAACCTGCACAGGTAACCGAAGGCATCCCCCGGATGGCTGTAGGCGTTCTTCTCGGGCTCAGGTGACTTGATCACATCCCGCTTGGTGTCCATCACGTAGCGCCAGCCGCCCTTGAGGGCGCGGGTCAGCGTCGGGCAGGTCGTGGGGTCGATCAGCAGGGCGGCCCCGCCCTCCACCAGCCGGGTGGTGAAGAACTCGATGGCTTCCAGCCGGATCGGCAGGCGGTTGTTGGACTCGACCTTGACGGTGAAATGCCGCTTGAACTCGTCCACCACGGACTTCTCGTCCGACTGTGAGCGGTTGGCGGCAGCCGGGTCCGGGGCAATGATGACCTGCGCGTCGGGGAAATGCTCGCGGATGTATGGTTTGATCCGTTCACTGATCAATCGCTGCGCGCCATAGCCTGACTGGATCAGCTCCCCCAGTACGCAAAGTCGCCCGGCTGCGTCCTCCTGTCCGAAGATGAGGGCTGAGCCTGCAAGACCCGGATCAAATCCAACAACAAGGGGGAGGTGGCGATTGAACTGAACAGGACGCCGGGCAATGTGGAGGTCCGACCGGAATGTAGACACCACTGGTTTACCGGCAATGGAGAAGCCCCACTCAGACTCGATGAACTGCTTGATCCAAGCTTCGCTTTTGCCTTTTGCCTGATTTGTGTAATACGCCTGTCCACCGGGCAAATTCTCGACGTTCTCCGCAGCTGCTGAGAACCCAGACGGCTGGACAAAGTATCGGGCATTTTCGGGCAGTCCCTTGTGAAGGTACTCGTACCACCAGTTGTCCTCGGTGTCGGGGTTCGATGACCCCCACATGCCCCAGTTGGTCGCCCCGCCGTCCTTGGCGGAGGGATAGCGTCCAAGACGCGCCGACAGGGCATCCACGATCTCGCGCGGTATCTGCACGAACTCGTCGAGGATGGCGAATGTCACTTCAAGAGAAAGCACGCGAGCCACGTCCTCGGCGGTGTCGAGAGGCCGGAACAGCACCTCGCACTCCACATCGCCGAAGCGCAGCGTGAATTTCCACTCGGTCAGCTTCCACGTACCGGCCTGACCTTCCTTGAACCAATAGTTCCACGAGCTGATGGTCGTGTCGCGCAGCTGCGGGAGCGTGTTACGGACGATCACCGCACGCGTGCGCCTGATGCCGTCCGGCCCCGGCTTCTGCAGCGAAGCCATGCGGATCAGCTTGAAGAAGATGCCGGTGGTCTTGCCCGAACCCACCGGCCCCACCACCCAGTCGTAGAACAGCTCCCCCTGCCGGTAGTCCTTGATGAACTCCTTCAGGACACGCGGCGGTGTGTAGCTGATGACTGTCACTTGCGGCGCTCATCCTCGCGCGCAGTGCAGTCCTCATGCGCCACATGGACCAAGGTGTCGATGCGGTTGAGCACCAACAGTCCGGCCATGAAGATCACGACACAGAGCCAAGCGAACAGGCTCAGGACCGTTTCCGACAAGATCGCAAGATAGCCAATGTGGTCCATGTCACTTCTCCCTCGCTTTGAGTCTGGCGCTGATCGCAGCAGATTTCTTCTTGGCGTCGGCCTTGGAGCTGGCTCCCCACGCTTGCAGGGAGAGCAGCAGTCGTGTCGGTTCGCCGTTCTTTTTCTCGGGTCCGGGCATGCCGCCCATGCGCGCGAGGAAGCTTGCGCGACGCGGGTTGTCGCCGGACTTGACCGGGGCCTTCAAGTTCATGCCCTCCGCCTTGGCGCTGGCGCGACCCTTGGCGTTGAGCCCGCCCTTGGGGTTCTTGCCTTCCTTGCGCTGCCACGCTGGGCTCTTGGGCATTCCGGCCATGATGATCTCCTTGTCAGCCCAAGTTGATGTTGATCTGCAGATTGTTCGCCGGTCCACCGGTCGCGCCCTTGTCGGCCTCAAGCCCCGCCGCGCGAATGGTGAACTTGATGAGGTCGGCCTTCACGCTCGGAGGAACGTCGTCGTTGGACGCATGGATCAGCCGCCACGATGTCTTGAGGAGTTCTTCTGACTGCAGCCGTGCCTTCATGCGGAACGACATGCCTTCCTTCTTCAGCTCGTCATGCGCCACCGCCACGTCCTTGACGAACTGCGGATGGTTGCGCAGCACCTCCCACTCCTCGCGGGAGAGGCCGTACGCTTCACAGATGGTCTTGATGGGGGCCGTGCGCAGGGCGACTTCGATGGGGAGCGTGACCGGGTAACCCAGCTCTGCCGGATTGTCCGGGTTCACTGGCAGGAAGCTTTTAAGCTCTGTCGAAATCGCGTTCATGGCTCCCTCATTTGAGGTTGACCAGTTTGTACCGGGTACGATTGGCGAGCGCCACGATCTCGTCGATGATGTTCTGGATGTGCGAGTCAGTCGCGCAGTCATTGCGGTTCTCGGCCACCCACTTGATGAAGGCCGTGACGAGCTTCACCGGGTCGTCGATCTTGGGCGGCACCTTCTCGGGGTAGCGTTCGATCACCCCGTACTGGCCCTGATATGTCTCGGCCAGCGTGTCAATCAGGTCCGACAGGCCAGCATAGAACCCACCCAGCGCCTCGTGAACGGCGAAGCTCTTGGCTTGCAGGTGGAGCATGTGCGCGGCTGTGCGTGTCTCCAAGCACATGCGGATAAACTCTGCTGCGTGTTGGCTGGCTGCCATCGGGGCTCTCCTGATCGGATAATGTGTAATCCGTTGGCATGCTACTGTCAAATTGCAGTCATGGGGGCCAAAATTTTCGGGAAAAAATTTTTTGGAGGGGGGTTTAGGGGGCGTTAAGAAATGGAAAAAATGGGCCAGATTATATGGGGGACCATGTATGTGTATGTGTATGATTGCCGCGAAACCCCCTGCCCCCTTCCGCCCCGGTCAAAGAATTCTTTATGGGGGGTAGGGGGAGGACATGGCATGCCCCCGAGGGGGGAGGGGAGGGGCATGGGTGCCGTCTTGGGTCAAGTGACTCAAACAACCCCGAGCTGCAATGACCCGCCGTTTTGACCCCTATCACCTGGTAAACACTATTTGCTTGCGTTCCTGCTCAGACGTTCCTATATGTGGGTTGTGGTCGAGATGACCTCGCCACTTAACCCATGAGAAGGAACTACCCAAATGACCAAGACCTCCCCCGCCCGCAAGGCCAAGGCCGTCAAGGCCCCCGCTTACAGCGTCGAGCCTTTCTTCCTCGCAGGTGCAACGGCCTCGTTCGCAGATGCGAATGAGATCGGCCTTATCAAGGGCTGCCCCACAGCTGACGTGGAACGCGCCCTTGCGGCGTACGTGCTGGGCTATGTCGCGGCTGGCATATCCAAGGGCCAGCCGATTGATGCGGAGCTGCGCAAGCAGGCTCAGGCCATTGTCGACGGGGTCAACCCCGAGGCCAAGACCGTGCCGGACGGCAAGCTCCGCCGTTCCGAAACTGAGCACGCCTTGTGCCGTGCTGGTGCCCGCCGTTTCAATCGCGCCCGTGCCAAGGCCGGAATTCAGGCCGCGAACAATTCGGGCGGAGCACGCGAACGCAGCACCAGCAAGCCCGAGGAAAAGGCCGTGACCAAGGTCGAGGGCTTCACGCTCAAGGCCAAGGCCGTGAAGGACATGGCCGGAACGGCTCACAAGTTTCGCGAGGGCTGGGTGAATTTCATCTCAGCGAACAAGGAACTCGACCTGCCCGAGGAAGCTCGCGCCCTCTCGATTGAGATCACGCGCAAGCTCAACCTGTTCGAGCAAGCCGTGTCGGCCATCAAGACCAAGTGACCACAGGGGGGAGGGCGCAAGCCCTCCCCTCTTTTCGTTTCAACCCCTGAGAGGATTCGCCGTCATGTATCACTTTGCCCACATCGAGCTGTTCTATCGGGCGCGCCTGCTCCGCCTGCGCATTGCCCAACACCGGAAAGGCAAGGCCGGACAATTCACCACAACCCTGCAGCTTGATCGTTTGCTGCAGGCGGGTGATCGGACCCAACTCTATCGCCGTCTATCCAGTTAGTTCGAGCTTCCTCCCCCAACTAGCCCCGCCTCACAAGCGGGGCTTTTTTGCGTCTTGACGCTGACACAGGTCTAAGCAATCCTCCACTTGTGACTGCGTTCCCCGCATCACCCTGAAACTGCCCCGGTTCACGCCGGGGCTTTTTTTGTGACCCTGTCCCTTCCTTCCCCCGGAATAGTAGTTAGGTGGTTGTCGGTATATTTTATCGGACGATCTCATCCTTAAATATCGGAATAGTAGTCAGGTGGTTGCGTGGTCGGGCCTTTGAGTCAGGTGACTCAAGGGGATGGGTTCCGGCGCGTGGCTTCGGTTTGAGTCAGGTGACTCAAGGGTTTAACCTGTCAACCATTAGTACTTGCGTACATGTTCAAATGATGTATTATGTGTCTAGTGATTGACACGGTGTTGATCACGCAAACAAAGAGAAGGAAACTACACCATGGCTACCAAGTCCAAGCGCGCCGCCTTTGACGCAACTCCGTTCTTCGCCGCTGGCGTGAGCGCCCACCGTCAAGAGCTGGCGGAAAGCATCATCACCGCATGCGCCGAAAAGAACCTGCCGAAGGCGCTCGCCGCGTATACCGAAGGGTACGTTGCCAATGGTCTGGCGAAGGGTGGTGACGTGACCGAAGCGCACCGTAAGCTCGCCTTGTCCATCATGGATGGCGTGAACCCGGAAGCGAAGACGGTTCCCGCTGGCAAGGTAAAGCGCACGCCGGAACAACATGCGCTCTGCCGCGCCGCCGCTCGCCGCTTCAACCGCGCGCGTGCCAAGTTGGGCGTCAAGGCGGTGAACAACACTGGCGGTGCGCGTGAGCGCAACAAGGCAGACAAGAATGCGCCGAAGGTGCTCACCAATCCGAAGGTGACCGACGCCGCCAGCGCCCATGCTCACCTGTTGAACATGGCGAAGATGATGTCCGGGTTCGTCGCCAAGAACCGCGACACGGTGAGCGCCGATGTCTCCACCGCCGTGGCCGACTTTGTCGGACTCATGTCAAAGCTCGCCAAGTAATCCACACCTTACCCTGCCGCCCCCGGTCCGAAAGGATCGGGGGTTTTTTGTTGCCTGCATTCTGGCCGCGTCTGGCCATGACCGGGCACGGCTCGCCTTGAGTCGGCGTTGACTCAAGTTTGACCCGTCATCCCTCAAACATGTGGAATAGTAGTTAGGTGCTTGGTATGTTAATGCTTTATGATGTTAACTGGTTAAACAACGAACTATTTGAGGGGGGGTCAGCCATGTGCTTGATGTTGTTCCATTAATCCAATATTAGATTTTGCTAATTAGGAATGGATAGCATTTTGCCTACTGTAAACCACTGGAGTTGTTGGGAGAATCCATTTTAGGCAGAATATCCTTTAAAAAAGTATAATATCGGGGGGGCGATTTTGCTGAAGCCTAGTGGGCGTAGCCGTGCACCCCACTGGCACCCACAAGGGGGGTTAAGGTGTTTTTGTTTTCACTTTTTTTCTTGCCTATTCTGGATTAGCTGAATGATTACAACGCTAAAGCCTGCCTACAAAATCCAAAAACCTGCCTACAGAATCCAGATCATCTATCCGCTACATTAACCAGTTAAACTCGTATTTCTTTGAGTCATTGCTGACTCAAGCCGTAACCTCGTCACTATAAGCGAGCCATCGAAAGTTTCTGGAGGGTATTGACATCATAGGTTGTATATGCTATGGTATTAATTGGATATTCAGAAACTAAATTGTTGGCCTTAAAGGCGGCCATGCCTAGTCCATCTGTGGTATCTCTTGAGTCACATGACTCAAATCATCGTTCATATGTGAGCTGCCGTTAGGTGCGTGGGTTGACACTCCACGCCCGGCGAGCGTGCCGGGGTTACGGGAAATCCCCTTAGAAGAAAAAGTCCTGCGGTGTGGGGTAAGCGGCCTAAGATAATTGGTCGTGCCCACACAGACATGCACGCGACGAACGCGGGTAGGGGTAGGCCGCAAGAGCGGCCCGCCTCTTGAGTCACATGACTCAACCCGGCTCTCGCCACCTTGGGATCAGGGTGAGCATGGTGAAGCCATCAGGCTGGGTGAGACACCCCCAGCCCTTCACCGCATAGCTGCTCCATATGCAGCTGCTCACTCGCCCGACTAGGGAAGGGTTCGTGGAGCATGTTGGCCATATATCAAGGATAGAATTGGGTGCGAGGTGGATGCTTGACTGCATCCCCTCCACCTGTTTGTCACTTTTTAAATGTGTATTGTTTAATGTGTTTAGTGTAACTCTTGAGTCAATATTGACTCAAGCTAACCAAGGAGAAGCAAGATGATGAAGATCGAGTGGGTTACAGGTGCGCCTTACGTTGTGCTCAATGAGGGCGGGACGCTGGTCATCAACTACGACAAGTGGGCCATGCTCACGAAAGCCGAGCGACTGGGTGTGCTGGCGCATGAGCGCATGCACGAGACGTTCGCCAGCAAGGAGCGCATGTACTTGCCTGACAGCGACGAGGACATCTTTGAGTCGCATGACTCAAGCAACCACGACCGGTGTCCGCTGTGCGACAACGCCGAGACGTGCGAGAGCTGTGGTGGGCCGTGGCCCAAGAGTGCGCCCAGTGAGGTGGAGCTGCTGCGTGCTGAGCGCGTCCAGCTGCAGAAGGACATTGGTGAGGTCGGTGCGGAGTACGCCACCCTGCGCAACGCCGTGGCTCACGCCATAAGTGTGTGGGAGAAGACGCCCGAGTGGGAGCTGAGTGACGTGATGACACCGATCATGCGCAACCTTTATGTCCTGATGGAGGAATAAGATGAGAAACCAATGGACACGTGACGAGATCAGGCAGACCCGCGCCCGGTGGGCTGTGCAGGACGCGCGCCGTGAAGTCGAGCGTGACGCCTACGGCATCGTAGTTGCCGGGCTGGTGGGGCTGGCGTGGGCGCTGGTGTTCATCTTGGGTCAGTGGTGACTCAAGATGGATGAGAACAAGGTGAAGGCGATGCCTGTGGCCACACGCGTGGCCATGCTCGACAACATGGCGCAGCTCAAGGCCAGCTACATCAGGCAGGGCGAGCTGATGGATGAGATGAAGCGTGCGCTCGTGCACGCTTGGGAGAAGGACACGGACATGATGGTGATGCAGGCCAAGGACCTGATCAAGCTGGTGAAGCTGTACCACAAGGCTGTCGAGGACAAGGCCGAGACGTTTGCCTTCGGCGGCGCGACCGTGCTTACGGACTACGCCAAGTACCTGATTGAGTATCTGGAGACGCGTGTCTATCTGGATGAGATGGACCGCATCACGTTGCGCAAGCTGCGGCGGGAACACGCCAGCAAACTGGAGGAGGCCAACAAGCCATGAAGAACACGTGCATAGAGTGTGGGGAGTTGTTCGCTGTTGCGCGGGCGTTGCTGGGCCATCGGGTGTGCCTGACGTGCGGCGATGCCGCAGCCAAGGCTGCGCGCAAGCGGTGGACGGTAGCGCCCATGCACAAGAGCAACTACGTGCTCGTCACCAACCGAGACGAGCTGATCGGCATGAACAACAAAGGTGGACAGGTGAGGACATGAGAAAATACATCGTTCGTGGCCGTAGCGAAGACGGCCTCATGTACTGGATGGGCATTGGCTGGGCGCACGAGAAGCGTGCAGCCACGCGCCTTACCGAGACTGAGGCCGAGGACGTGATTGCGTTGCAGCGCGTCAACAACAAGCAGGGCGGGCCGGATGCGTTCCGGCTCTACCAGCTGACCATCGTAGAGCTTTGAGTCAAGCGACTCAAGATAACCAAGGAGAAGACAGATGTTCTGGAACCACAGAATTGTGCGGCTTGAGCGCGGCGACCTGATGTTCGCCGAGGTGTCGTACGACAGCGAGACCAAGAAGCCGATTGGCTACACCGAGCCGTTCATGCTCGGCGACGATCTTGGTGACATGCGTCAGCTGGTGAACCGGCTGGGCGATGCCATCAATCAAGACATCATCAACGAGGCAGACATTAACAAGGAGAAGGACAAGGGATAAGATCGAGGAAGGCAAGAAGTACAGGACCGGCGGCGGGCTGCCCATCATGATCTATGCGATGCATGCGGGTGGTGACTACCCCATCCACGGTGCGTTCCGGCAGACCAACGGGCGCTGGGAGGTCGCGTCGTGGACGCAGTACGGCAAGAACCGTACATCTCCTGAGTGGGACATGGTGCCGGTCCCCGAGAGATTTGTCCGCGAGCGGTGGGTCAACGTGTACACGGGTGGTGAGTCGATCCATGACTGCAAGTGGAGTGCCGACAACGCGTGCAAGCAGAACACGTACACTCGCATTGCTTGCGTGCCTGTCAAGGTCGAGGGCACCGAAGGCGATGGCTTGGAGGACTGAGATGCACCGCACATTTGAGTACGTGCCGGGGTTCAACATGGACACGGCAATCTTTGACGAGCATCGGGAGTTTTATAACTCCTATCAGCGCAAGTACCAGCTCGATGCCAACAGCAGCAACTTCGCCAAGTATGCAGACGGGACGGTCTACGTTGCGTCATCGACCTACAGCTCGCGCGAGATGCCGTTCACCATGTACGCGGATGGTGCGCTGCGCATGATGGCAAGCGAGGCTCCCGAGAAGCGTGGCCGCTATACGTTCAGCGGCTATGACTTCAGCATCATCAGCACGACCAACTGTCGCTATAGCGCGGTGGCCATGCGCCACATGCACGTGATCGACCATCCTGAAATCAAGATCAACGCCACTGCGCTCAACACGCAGTCGGACGGTGAGACCAAGGATGGCAAGACGCTGCTCATCGACCACCTCAATGACCGCGTTTACTCTGCGGCCTTCGCGTATGACAAGGAGGAGGGATCGTTCGACAACGTGAATGCCAAGGAACTCTGGCAGCACGTGCCCAAGGATCGCGACGGCTATCGCACCGTGATGTACACCACATCCCCGACTGGGCGTCTCATCGCTGCGCGCACCATCCGTGTCACTGAGGTTATCCGTCAGGATACCGTCTACAAGGATACGGTGGCTGCGTGCTTGGCGTGGTTCCGCATTCAGGGTCAGTCCATCGCGTTCTATCGCGCAGCCGAAGTGGCGGCCAAGGGTAGCGAGCGTGGCATACCCAGCGTTGGCTATCGCGTGCCCGTTGAGGATGTGGAGGCCAAAGGCTTTGTTGGGCTGACACCTTTCGAGCGTGCACGTGTGGCAGTCGTCAACGCCAAGAGCAAGAACCCGCGCAAGCTGTACAACATCTACCGCTTGGGCTTTAACAGTGCAGCCTTCTTTGATGAGATCAGGAGGATAACCGAACCCAAGCCATAGACTGAAGCCGTGCCTGCTCTTGAGTCATGTGACTCAAGATAAACAACCAACCCAAACGTTAACCAAAGGACCAATACAATGCAGACTCTTTCCATTCCCAAGGCCAAGGAATTCATCAGCCACATCGCTATCCGCAAGGACAAGCCCACGATGGTGTGGGGTCAGCCGGGTGTCGGCAAGTCCCAGATGATGAAGCAGCTGGCCGCCGATATGGACGCGCACTTCATCGACATCCGCCTGTCGCAGTACGACAGCGTGGACATGCGCGGCATCCCCGGTATCGTCAACGGTTTCACCACATGGAACCCGCCTGAGACGCTGCCCTTCGTCGGCAACCCGGTGTTCGAGAAGATGGCCCACAAGCTCATCATCATCTTCTTTGACGAGATCAACTCGGCAGCTGACCCGGTGCTGGCCGTGGCCTACCAGCTGATCCTCGACCGTGCAGTGG